GCGGGGCTGATGGCCGGGCTGCCGCTGGTCACCGGGCCGATCCTGGGCTTCATCGTCGCCGAGCAGGGCGCCGCCTTCGGCGTGGCCACGGCGCAGGCCGCGCTGGCCGGCGTGGTGGCGGCCGTGAGCTTTGCCGTGGTCTATGCGCGCAGCGCGCTGCGCGCCGGCTGGGCGGCGGCGCTGGCCGCGGCGCTGCTGGCCTGGCCATCGACGAGCACGTGCTTGGCCCGCACGGTATAGGCGCCGGCGACCGCGACCTGGTGCACGAAGGCCGTGCCGCGCCCGGCCCACAGCGGCGCGGCGCTGTCCCAGTCCGTGCCGCCCAGGCGCAGCTGCGTCTCGGCGTAGCCGCGCTCGGTGGCGCCGGTCCACGACCAGGTGATGATGCCGTCGCCGGCAGCCCCCGTCAGGCCCTGCACGTTGGCCGGCGGGCCGACTGGACTGGTCAGCGCAGGCGCGGAGATCGCCGGCGCACTGGGCGTGCTGGTGCTGTAGGCGCCGGCGTTGTGCTGCACCAGGCGCAGCCGCCAGCGGCCCGGGGCCGGCATCTCGAGGCCCACGATGCGCATCGCCAGCGCGCTCAGCCCGATCGGGTGCGTCACGGTGACGATGTCGCCCTCTTCGTGCCGGATGCCGAGGTCGAACACCTCCAGCGTGCAGCTCAGGTCGGCCACGGACAGCTTGTCCAGTCGCTCCTTGGCCTCGCGGAAGGCCTGGCTGTACCGCTGCACGCCCGGCAGCTTGACCTGGCTCAGGCGCCACGGGCGGGTGCTGCCAGCGCCGGTCAGGCTGGCCGTGGCTGCGGACTCTCGCCATGGCACGGCGCTCGTGTCGGTGTAGGCCACCTCGATGGCGGTGGGCACGTTGCCGATGTCGCGCCGCTGCAGGTCGCCGATGCCGGCGATGGTGCCGTCGGCGTGCGAGTAGCTGGCCACGGCCGCGGCGTCGGCGTCCGCGATCAGCTTCAGCCCCGCCGCGCCGGGCAGCAGGAAGCACCCGGCGTAGGCACGCAGCGCGTCGGCGATGTCCGATGCAGCCGCGGCCTGCGAGAAGCTCACGCCGATCAGGCGGCGCTTCTCGGCCGGCGAGCCGACCAGCGCGTCGCAGGCGTTGGCCGCGGCGTGGACGGTGCTCCAGTCGACCGTGCGCCCGAGGCCGTAGGTGGAGTCCCGGCAGAAGTCAGCCAGCGCCAGCGCGGGGTTGTCGCTCCACTCCCAGGTGGACGGCGTGGCCAGGCGATGCGCGCCGCTGCCGCCGGCGGTGGAGTCCTTGCGCACGTCGTAGACCTTGCGGCCGCGCACCTTGGCGCCCACGTCGAGCTGGCCGTCGAAGGCGCTCGTGGGCATGGCCAGCACGGTGTAGGCGTAGCCGGTCAGCGCGTCGGCGTAGGTGATGCCCTGCGCGGCGAAGGCGGTCACCAGCGCGGCGTGCGGCGTCACCTGGGCGCCGGCGTAGTGCGTCACCGTGGCGCCGGCCGGCAGCGCCTTGTCGTTGAGCAGCACCTCGGAGACGGTGTCGCACGCGAAGCCCCAGAGGCACTGCACCAGCAACGTGGAGCTGCCTGCGTCGGCCGGCAGGACGTTGACGATCAGCGCCTTGACGCGGTCCTCGCCATAGGTCAGCGGAACGACGCTGCGCTCGGCGGCGGCCGCCACGCCGCGCGGCGACGCCGCGGCATTGATGGCGCGCGCTGCGGGGATCGTCATGTCCCCATAGCGAAGAGAGGGCAGCGCGATCATCGCCTCACACCTGCATCAGCACGACGCTGGCGAACCACCACGGGCCATCCTTGCGGTATTGCGGGGCCTCCGCGAAGCGCACGGTGTAGGACTGGCCGTCCACCGGCCAGGCGAAGGTGAGATTGGCCGTGCGGTTGGCGACGTAGGCGTTCTCCAGCGTCGTGCGCTGCGCGTCGGTGAGCAGGTGTTCCACGCGGAACGTGGTCTTCTCGGCGGCGAACAGCCGGCGCACCTTCAGCACGCCGTTCGTCGCGCGCACAGGCTCGAAGCCGCCCTGCCGCTCGGCGGAGCTGCTGCGCAGGATGGGCAGGCTCGGGTAGCTCACGGGCGGCGCTCCAGGCGGTAGTCGGCGCCGTTGATCTTCAGCACCGTGCCGGCAGGCAACAGGGTGTTGAAGCCCGCCGCCGGCCCGACGAAGGTGCGCGGCGACATCAGGAACTCGCTGGGCGAGCGCAGCCCGATGGACACGCGGCGTTCGTCGATGCTCACGCCGGCGCCGACGGCGTCGCACAGGTGGACGACGTCGCTCAGCGCGGTGGCCGCCGCGTCATAGCCCCAGATCGTGATCGGCACGTCGGCCGGGCTCTCCGCCAGCACGAGAGCGGCCGCCGCGTCGTCTGCGTTGCCCAGCACCAGCGTGCCGCGCACGCGCAGCGCGTCGATCTGCAGGTCCTGCACCGCCATGTCCTCGAGCGTCCAGGTCTGGCCGTTCCAGGTGACGGTGGAGAAGCTGCTCCATCGGCGCACGGTGGAGAAGCCCGCCTGCACGAGGATGGCCGGCTGTTGAACCGGAGCGTTCAGCGCCGCGGAGAGGGCGCCGGACAGCGATTTCACGCGCCGCCTCCGCCGGGGTTCACTTCCCACTGCCACTGATCGAGCATGGTGCGTTGCTGCTGCACCGCGTCGATCAGCTGGCCGAGCAGCTGGTTGGTCTGCGCCACGCCGGAGGCCACGCCGTTGATGGCATCGACCTGAGCCGCGGCGCTGCTGGCGAAGAGCGAGCCCAGCACGGCCGTCTGCGGCGCCTGAGCGGCAGCCGAACCCAGCGTGCCGCCGGACTCGGCCAGGTAGTCGCTGACGCCGGCGAAGCTGCCCTGCACGCCCAGCAGCGCGGTCAGCTGCCGGCGGCCCTGCTCGCCGCTGACGTCCAGCGACTCGACCAGCGTTCGGAAGTCGCCGCGCGTGGACAGGCCCGAGGCGTCGATGCCCACGCCGGCCAGCACATCGCTGATCTCGCGCGCCTTCAGCCCGGCAATCTCATCGCGGTTGAAGTAGTTTTCGACGTAGCTGCGCGCCAGCCCGGCGAGCGACTCCATGCCGCCGGCGAACTCCACCAGCTGCTCGCGCGCCTGGATGGACAGGCCCGCCACGCGCGAGAACACGCCGCCCAGGTCGTTCAGGCCCTTGCTGAGCGTTTGCAGCGAGGCCAGGCGCCCGGCGGTCTGCGCGAGCGTCTCGCCGACCTTGCGCAGGGGCTCGAGCTGGGCACTGAACTGCCCGAGCAGGCCTTCCTGGAAGTCGACGATCAGCTTCTGGATCGCCTCCTTCTGGGCGGCCTCGTCCATGCCGGAGAAGCTGACCTTGATCTGCTGGCTGTAGCCCTGCAGGGCCTCCACCGGCAGGCCCAGCGCCTCGGCGTAGGCCTTGGCCTGCTCCGCGGCCGCCTTGCCGCCGGCGTCGAGCACCTGCTCCAGGGCCTGGTCCAGCGGGCTGCGGACGGTCTTGTTGCTGCGGAACAGACCGCCCTTGTAGTAGGCGTAGGAGCTGCCGCCGAAGTCGCCGGAGGCGCCGAACAAGCCTTCGACGCCGGTGTCCTTGAGCTTGCGGCCGAAGAGCGGCCCCAACAGCCCGCCGCCCAGCAGCGTGGTCATGTCGGAGCTGAGCCCGCCGATCTTGTACCCTCCATTGAGCATCTTCGCGAGCTGGAAGGCAGCCACGAGCGGCGCCACGGCGCCGATCCCCATGCCGGCACCAGCGAGCATGCCCGCGCCGCTGCCGCTGGTCAGCAGCGACCCTGCCGCGGACAGCGAACCGCTCAGCGTGGTAGCGCCCGTGAGCCAGCCGGCGCCGGCCGTGAGCGAGCCGCCGATGCCGCCAGCGCCGAAGAGGCTCATCAGTCCGCCAGCGTTGGCGAGCAGATTGCCCCCTCCACCAGGCCCGCTGCCCGCCATCGCTGCGCCCGATCCGCCCAGGCCCAGGATCCCCGTGATCATCCCGGCCAGCGGCTTGACAGCGGCTTCGATCACCGGGCGCAGCACCATGCTGCGGAACAGCCCCTTGATGTACTCGGCCGCGCTCTTGCCGCCGTTCATCAGCGCATCGGCCAGGCTCTGGCCGATCTGGTCGTTGATGCGCTGGATGCGCGCGGACTCTTCCTTCCAGTCGTCGGCGGCCTTGCGCACACCCTCGCGCGCGACGATGGCCTCGCGCAACTCGGCCGCAAACTTCTTATAGGCCTCGCTGCCCTTCTCGATCCCCTTGGCTTCCAGCGCCCACAGAGCGATCGACAGCTCGCGCTCGATGTTGCTCATGCCCATGAGCTGTGTCTCGCGCTCGATGGCCTGCACCATCTCGCCGGCGGACTTCAGTCGGGCGTCAACCGCCTGCTCCTCCGCCTCGTAGCGCGCAAGCGCCGCCATGGCGGTCTTTGCGGTCTCCTCGCGCTCCTTCTGCTGCGCCCGCTCGCGCTGCTCGAGGTAGTCGTTGGTTGCGCGGCTGAACTCGGCTTCCATGCGGGCCTGTTCGGCTAGGGCGGCCTTGCGCGCATCTGCTGCCGACTTGCCGATCTGCGTCGTGGCCACCAGGTCCGCCACGCGCTTGCGGTACTCGTCCAGTGGCATCAGCCCTTCGGTGTAGGCATCGCTGAGCGTGCGCAGCGTCTTCGTGTAGTCGTCGGTGATGCCTGCACTTTTCGCGCGCAGGGCCTGCAGCTGCGTTTCGAGCTCGGCCCTTCTGGCTTCGGCCGGATCGACGATGCCTGCCTCAGCCCGCCGCGCCTGGTCACGAAGCTCGGTGTTGCGCTGCGCGATCTCGTCTTTCAGCCGATCGCGTTCGCGGCGCAGGCCGATGTTCTCGCCGTCGCCGCCGTAGATGCTGCGCTCGCCGAAGCCCTGCAGCCGGTTGCGCTCGAGCTGGGTCTCGATCTCGGCCAGGCGCTTGACCTTCCCGGCGTAGGTGTCCAGCTCGCGCGCGCGCGCCGACCAGATGCCGTAGCCAGCACCCGCCACGGCGGCGATGCCCAGCACGGCCAGCACGATGGGGTTCGCGGCGAGCGTCAGCGCGAGCCCCTTGATCGCGCCGCCGATCGCGCCGATGCCAGCGATCAGGGACTTGATGCCTGCGACGGCTGCAACGCCAGCGATGCCGGCGAAGAAGGCCGAAAAGGCCGCCTGGTTGTTGCGCACGACACTGCCAACGCCGTCCAGTGCGGAGGCCAAAGCGGTCAGCGCATCCGCCAGCGCCTTCGACCCGCCGACAGCCTTGTCCAGGTCTCCTACCAAGCGCGTGGTCGAGTTGCCCAGCACGGTCATGCCCTGCGACACCGTGGCCGTGCTCTTCGACACTTCCTCGGCCAACTTCGGCGCGCTGCGGGTCAGCGCCTCGACGACCTTCTGCGAGGTGAGTTGCCCCTCTTCTCCGAGCCTGCGCAGCGCGCCGACCGGAACGCCCAAGCCGTCGGCCAGAGCCTGCGCCAGCCGAGGCGCCTGCTCCAGGATGCTGTTGAGCTCTTCGCCGCGCAGCACGCCAGATGCCATGCCCTGGCCCAACTGGACGAGCGCCGCCTGCATGCTCGCGGCGCTGCCGCCGCTGATCGCCATGGCGTCGCCGATGGCCTTGACCACCGTCATGTTGGCGTAGCCTGCGCGCGCCATCGTGGCGTAGACAGACCCGAGCTCGGTGAAGCTCGTGCGCGAGGACTGCGCCGCCTTGTACAGGTCGTCGAAGGCGATCGCTGCCGACTGCGCATTGCCGACGGACAGCTTCAGCCGGTTGTCGAGCGTGGAGACGGCGTCGGCCATCGCAATCGCGCCGGACAGCATGCGCTGCAGGGCCGGCAAGACGACAGCCAGCCCTATGCCGTAGTGCCCGACCTTGCGCACGGCATCCGTCGTGCGATCGAGCTGGCGCTCGATCGCGGACAACTCGGAGTTGACCTCCGCGCCACCCGAGACCCCCAGGCGCAGCTTGACGTCAGCGGTCATGTCGGTATCCTTCCCGCATGCCCTTCACGCTCGCCATCGTCCGCGTCGTCCTCGCCAGCGCGCTGCTGGCGCTGTGCATGAGCCTGTTCGGCCTCGCCTGGCTGATGAACGCATTCATCTGGCTGTTCGTCGCCAGCGTGGCGCTGGCCATCCCGGTGTTCCTGCTCGAGGTCACGGGATTCATCGGCGCAGCGGCCGGCTGGCTCTTCGGCCGCCGCCCGAGCTGATCACCGCCGCCGCCGGACCTCGTCCATCCACGTGCCCTCCATGACCTGGAGGTCACCGAAGAGCTGCGGCCACTCGCGCCGCGGTGTGCCGGCCATGCGCAGCGCAGACTCCACGCCGCCATAGTCCAGCCCGGTCGGCCCGGCCATGCCCATGCGCCACTGCGACTGCACGCGCAGCCACAGCTGCAGCGTCGCGACGTTGCACGGCCACAGCCAGAAGACGTCCGAGGGCGGCTCGCCCTGGCGGCCGACAAGCCGCAGCCCGAAGGCCGCGAGCGCATCGTCCGTGGTGTCCTGCTGGTGGTCATCGCCGTCCCTGAGTTGCAGCTCGCCGCGCGCCAGCAGCCGCGCGGCCTCGATCAGTTTCCCCGGCGGTCGCGATCCTCTTCGCGCACGCCCTGCTGGACGGCGCGCATCACGGCATTCAGCAGCAGCGACCCAGCCCCAGCCAGGCCCAGCATCACGTCAAGCGCCTCCGCGCTGTACGGCGCCGGCCGGTCGTCGTCTTCGAGCACCAGGCGCTGGTCGCGCCAGTCGTGCACGAGATCGACCAGCAGGTCGCGAGTGGCCCGCGCGGCGTCGGCAGCGCTCGCCCCGACCTCCGCCATCTGCTGCAGCCGTTCGACCATGCGCAGCGCCTCTTCCTGCGTCAGCCGGCGCAGCACCAGCGTGAACGCGAACGGCACGTCGCGCGATCCGTCGCGCACCACCAGGCGCACAGGCGCGTCGATGAAGGATCCAACCTTGAGCTTCATGGCCATGCGTCAGGTCCTCACTGCGTGACGAGGCGGATCTCGTCGTTGCCCGACGAGGGCACCAGGCGCAGGTCGAAGCCGATGAGGCGCACGCCGTTCACCTCCTCCTTGCGCGGATTGATCAGCTGCACCACCGGCGAGTAGAGGATGATGTTGTTGCCGGCCGTTGTGCCGCCGATGCGCATGGCCATCGCCTGCGTCGTGTTGGCCTTCACCGCCGTCATCAGCGAGACCTCCTGCGCGGCGGAGAGCTCGAGCATCGCGCGGCCGGTGATGGCGCGGTTGGTCAGGCCGATGCGCTCCTCGTTGAGCAGCGGGGTGAACTGCACCTGGTTGCCCCAGTCCAGCTCCAGACCCGAGCTGTTGTAGATCGTGCCGCCCGAGAGCGCTCCGGCCGAGTAGGTGCCGCCCAGCGTGATGTCCACGACGTTGGCCTTGGCCATGGTCGGAGGCTTCTGCCACGCGGTGAGCGTGAGACCGGGATTGGCCGCGGCCGACACGCCGCCGTCCAGTCCCGTGAACTCGAAGACCAGCTTGGGCCGGTCGCCGACCTTGGCTTCCAGGCGCACGTTGCCCATGGCGCCCAGGATCTTGTGCAGCACGCCGTCGTCGTACCAGTAGATCGTCACCGTCTTCAGCGACGTGCTGGCCGGGGTGTACTCGACGCGGTTGGGCGTCGACAGCAGCGCCTCGGCATGCGCGCAGGCCTGCATCGGCGCGCCCCAGGCCGGCGCAGTGGCCGCGGCGCCGCTGCCGGCAAGCTCGGTGGTGAAGCTGCAGCGCACGAACGCGGTGGCCACCAGCTGCTCGCTGGCGCCGAAGAAGCCGCGCACCAGGTCGCGGTCGACGTTCTGGGCTTCCAGCGGGGTGATGCTCAGGTCGCTGACCAGCATCGCGTTGGAGCCGCCGGTGGGAACGGCATCCACGCCGGCAGTCGTCTCGACCTTGCAGAGGATGGCGGTGTTGCGGACGTAGCGGGGCATGGTTCAGTCCTCGGACGGTTGCGGTTGGGCGGCCGGCGGCGAAGGGAGCACCTCGACCCACTGGCCGGCGGAGTCGTCCCAGCGCCAGGAGCCGCCGCCAGGGATGGGCGTGTTCTCGGGCGTGCGGCCGTGATCAGCCGCCCGCGCTGTCGGCGTCTTGGGAGCGCTGCTGGGCGTCATCTGCTGGGTCCTTCCGGCGCCGGCGCGGTGCCGGCGGTTGCGTGTCCGCGTCCTGCGTGTCCGCGTCCTGCGTGTCCGCGTCCTGCTGGTCACGGGCGGCAGCCTCGCGGCGCGCGCGATTGAAAGCGAAGAGCCCCATCGCGCGCTCCTATCAGGCCAGCTTGTGCTTGAACGCGATCATCGGGATCGCCTTCACGTCGAACACGCGCACCCAGTTCGTGCCCGTGGCCAGCTCCACCCGCGTCGGGAACGCGCCGGCCGCAGAGCCCGCCCACCGCAGCCCGACCGGATGCAGCAGGAAGCGACGGCGCATGGCCATCACGTCCTCGCCGGCCAGGATGTCGCGGTCGGTCTCGAGGTTCTCGGGGCCGATCGGACGCTCCGCGAAGCCGATGACGCCGGGGCCGAAGATGTAGCTCGTGTACGTGCCCGTCGCCACCGGCAGGCCGTCGTCGACGATGACGCGCTTGCCCATGTAGAACGGCACGCGGTCGCTGCCGTTGCTCGGGCGCTCGTAGTCGATCAGGTTCGCCTTCGCCAGGTACGCCTCGGTGGCCGAGTGCATGGCCACCGCGGTGACGCCGGACTTGGCGTCACCCAGCTTCTGCGTGGCGTCGATGAAGGTGTTCGCGTTGAACGCGCGCAGGGCTTCGCTGGCTTCTCCCGACACGTCGTGCACCAGGCCCGACATGCTGGCCGCCGAGAAAGCCCCGGTGAGCGTGCTCAACAGCTCCGTCTGCATCTGGCGCGCCCAGTACGCCGCGATCCGGTCCATGATCGCGCGCGCCGGGTCTGCACCGGCGAACACGCCCGCCAGGTCGTTGACTCCCCAGGCGCGGCCGCGGCCGATGACCACGGCCTTCTGCTGGCCGGTGGTGATCTTGGCCGGCGTCAGGCTGGCGCTGTCGGAGAGGTTCTCCGCATCGCCGGTCAGGTCGTTGAAGTGCGGCATGTCGATCACCGCGCCGCCGTCGGGCACGGAGACCCCCTGCACGTTGGCCACGATGCCGGCCTGCCACACGGCCGAGAGCTCCTTCGTGCGGTTGTCGCCGTAGGCGTTCCACACGTCCGGGGTCAGGATGTCGGCGATCTTGACGGTCATGATTCAGGTCCTCGTGAAATTCAGGCGGCGGCCGCCTGGAGCTGCTTGGCCAGGTCGGGCTGAGACTGCATCAGCCGCACCTGCTCGGTCAGGTTGAAGTGATCCTTCGACCACGGGTTCTTGGCCGTGCCGAAGGTGCTGCCGTTGCCCTTGAACCCGCTGCCCTGCGCGCCTTCGCTGCCGGCGGCCTTGACCAGGTGAGGCTTGGTCTTGACCAGCCACGCCACGCCGGCCTCCAGGGACACGAGCTTGCCGCCGTCACCCTCGAAGAGGATGTCGTCGCCTTCCTCGCGTACCCGGTCCTTGATGACCACGCGGGCCACGTCAGGATCGGCAAAGGTGTGCTTGGCCACGTACTCCGCGATGGCGCGCTCGCGCCGCTCGGCCTTGTAGCGGCTCTGCAGCTCGGCGTGAGCCTTGCGCTCGTCGGCCAGCTCGCGCTCGGCGCGCTTGACACGCGCCTCGAACTGCTTCGCGGCATCGGCCTGCCCCTTGGGGCCGGGCAGGTTGTCGAGGTCGGCATCGGGCTCGATGCCCAGCAGTTCGACCATGCGGTCGTGGCGGGCCTTGAGCGTCTTGCGGCCCTCGATGCTCTCCTTTGCGGCGGCACGCGCCTTGTCTTCCGCCTTGGTGGCTCGCGCCTCCAGGCTTTCGGTGTGCGCATCGAGCGCGGCCTTCAGCTCGTTCAGCGTCTCGCCGTCGAGCGTCTTGCCTTTCCACTTGCTCAGGTCCATGTCGTGGGCATGAAGGGTTCGTCTGGCTGTCGCATCGCCCGGCGTCTCGCCTGGAATGCAGCTTCGGCGCAGCATCTCGCTGTCCGCCTTGGCGCCATGCTGCAACGGTCGCGCATCAGCGCTTGGCAATGCGCGACACGCCGCCGCCCTACCGTCGCGGGCCATGGACTGGGCCGCCACCAAGCTGCGCTTTGCATTCCTCGCCGAGGCGCTGCACGGCACCGGCGGCTTTGCGCCGCAGGTACGCTGGGAGGACGAGCGTGTCCAGACCAAGACCCAGGACGGCACTGTGATCACGGCCTGGCGGCGCGTGCCCAAGACTGCCGGCGCGTGTCACCTGGTGCCGCACGTGCGCGAGAGCGCCGAGAAGTTCGCCGGCCGGTGCGCTGTTGCGGTCTACGAGAACCACCTGCGCCAGGCCTGCGAGCGCTTCGCCTCGTTCCTCGCCCGCCGCCGGCCACTGCGAGACGGCGCCGACACGCCGCTAGCCGCTCTGCTGCTGGCCGACGCCGACCTGAGCGGCGCGAGCATGGACGAGTTCATCTTCTCGCTGGCGCTCCACCTCAAGGCCAGGGGCACGATGTTCGTGCTGATGGATCGCGCCCCGGCCATGGACGAAGGCGTGGCCACCCTGGCGGAGCAGGCGCAGCGCCGCGCGGTTCCGTTCCTTCGGACGCTGTGCCCCGAGATCGTGGACGTCATCGAGTTGGACGACTACGGCACCACGGTGCGGCGCATCACGATCTCGTCCGTCGAGACCATCGACGGACGGCAGCAGGCCGCGCAACGCACCTGGGACGCCGAGAAGTGGTATGTGCACCAGGGCGATCGGATCATCTCTCAGGGCGAACACGGGTTCGGTGAGTGCCCCGTGCTGGCCGTCACCGAGAGCGGGTCTGCGCCACCTGTCGTCGGGCGCTATGCGCAGATCGCCGACCTGAGCCGGCGCATGTACAACGCCCGCAGCGAACTCGACGACATCCTGCGCAGCCAGACGTTCTCGGTGCTAACGCTGCAGGTGCCCCAGGGCTCGACGCGCTCACCCGCGGAGATCGCGTCAACCATCGGCACGCACAGCCTGCTCGTGCATGAGGGGCAGACGCCGGCGTTCGTCGCGCCCAGCCCAGGGCCCGCGGACACCTTCCTGTCCGTCATCCAGGAGCTGCAGAGCGCCATCCGGCGCATCGCCAGCGATGACAGCACCGAGAAGGGCCAGCAAGTCGAGAGCGGCCTGGCCAGGCGGATGCGCTTCGAGCAGCTCAACGCCGAACTGGCGTCCATGGCTCTGCGGCTGCAGGGCCTCGAGCGGCGCATCTGGGCTCTGTTCCATGCCGCGCTGGGCATCAGCAACACCGTCCACGTGGAGTACCCGACCGACTTCAACCTGGTCGACACGCTCGCCGAGCTCGACGTGCTGGCCGCGATGCAGGCCACGGGCTTCCCGGACACGGTGCTCGCGCTGAAGCGCAAGGTGATCGCCGCTGCCGAGTTCGACGCGGCGGAGGACGACGACAAAGCGGCCGCGCTGGCGGCCATCGACGAAGACCGGCAGGCCGCCAGCGCGGCCGGCACCAATGATCCACAAGGAGAGGCGTGATGGCCATCCAGCTGAGCACGACTGCGCGCAACCACCTGCTGGAAGCGCTGGAACTGACCTACAACAACCAGACGCTGGCCGCAGGCACGGGGGCCGGCGGATCTGTCAGTGGCACCGCGGCCCAGCCCAAGCTGCGCATCCTCACCGGCTCGCCGCCGGCCAACTGCGGCACGGCGCAATCCGGCACGCTGCTCGTCGAGATGACGCTGCCGGCCGACTTCATGTCGGCAGCCAGCGCTGGAGCCAAGGCGCTGAACGGCACCTGGCAGGCGTCCGCCTCCGGCACCGGCTCGGCGGGCTACTACCGCATCGTGGACAACGCAGGCACCACCTGCCACGAGCAGGGCACCGTCACGGCGACTGGCGGCGGCGGCGACCTGACGCTGGACAACGTGTCCATCGCCAGCGGCCAGACCGTCACGATCACCTCGAAGACGCTCACGGCGCCGAACGCCTGACTGGCGCTCGCGCGGGCAAGGCTTGGGGCGCAGCATGCCCGTCGTCGCGTCCGTCACCCTACCGAAGGTTCGCATCGCCGCGGGGGCGTCGCGGACCTTCGGGCCCCAGGCAG